CCTTCCCCGAGTTTTCAAGGAGTCGGCACGTTGTCGAACATTTCGAATTACCTACTAATTGGCCCCGTATACGGGCGGCGGACTACGGCTACGCGAGTCCTTCGTGCGTTTTGTGGGGGGCTATTGACTGGGATAATAATATCTGGGTTTATCGCGAACTATATGCTAAACACTTGACAGCAGAGGAACTCGCTGATAAAATACTAGAAGCAGAGGAGCTAGACCCACAACCGCACTACACCGTCTTAGACTCCTCGTGCTGGAACAAGACGGGTTTCGGACCCTCGATAGCAGAGACGATGATGCGAGTCGGTGTGCGTTGGACGCCATCCGACCGTAATCGCATACAAGGAAAGATGGAACTCCACCGTCGTTTGGCAAACGATCCGTACACGGAAGAGCCTCGCTTACGTATCTTTTCTTCGTGCCAAAACATCATCAAGCAAATGGCTGGCATCCCGCTGTCAAAATCGAACAGCGAAGACGTAGACACGAAGGCTGAAGATCACGCATACGATGCTCTCCGTTACATGGTGATGACCCGCATGAGCGGCTACACCTCTATACACAAACAACTCGGTGCAATCAAGAATCAAGTGTACCAAGTACAAGACGCGACATTCGGATACTAATAGATGGCAACCGCATCTCCTACACTATCACCAAAACAGATTCGTGAGCTAACGCTCGAAGAATTTTTTGCCTACGAAGCGCGGATGAAACCCGGAACCGATCCGACAAAGGGTGTTCCGGCAGAGGTTGCACGAATGACTCGCAACCTCAAGGGTATTGTTGATCAGCGTTCTGGTGTTCCTATCCTCGAAATGACAGTTGATTACTTGATGTCAGAGAATGAGGAAGGGCGTCGAGTTATCGGACAGGTGATTGGCGACTTGATTGCGGACGGACCGTTCAAAGAGGCCGACTTAGCATCTGCACGTTACAAAGACGGCGTTCCTCGTCGGGGTCGTTCTAACGCCCTGATAGCTCGATTAGATACCATGTTCAATCAACACATGGAAACTGGCAATCAGTACGTTTTAAGACCGACTCAAAACTATCTCGGTCAAGAAAGTTTTGCGATCAACTCTGGAGTAGCTTTTAGAAGATCACGAAAAACTCTGCTCGAAGTTCCGGATGATACGTACGAAAAACTAAAGTTTATACTAGCCGATGAAGAGATTGACCCTAAAGTACGAAATGTAATAGGACTCCACGCTTTTAGCGGAATGCGCCCTGAAAATGTGAGAAACATAAAAGTTGAAAACATAAACTTTGAAACTGGAGAGGTAACATTCTACGACGCTAAGGCGGCTTCGACTATAGAAAAAGCCAACATGATTCCGAATAGAACGATCTTCTTGAACACTATGGCTCTAGATTTTATGAAGGAGATCGTGGGGGATCGTGTAGCAGGACCGATGCTCGAAAATGAAGTTGATGTTCACGACACAGCTTCGAGAGTGTTGAGTGATCGAGTCGGACTAGCTCTCTATGAACTTCCTGATAAGACTAAAATCCGCGAAGGCTTTACACTCTACGATCTTCGTAGGCTTTTTGAAAGTCAACTAGCCGATCAAGGATTGAAAGATGATAATGACATACGAGCTTTGAATGGTCGTTTGCCAGCAGATACTGCCGGTGGATATAGAAATAGAAAAGGAGCATTTCGTCGAATAGACACTGCTGCCAAAGCAGTCGTAGCTTCTATGGTAGGGTATTCAGGCACAAGAACAATAAGTCAATACGGCAATGATATTGGTATGGATTTTAGTGACACAACAAAAAAAATTGTTGTGTCAAAAGATATCTTAGTAGGCACAGAATACATGAAGACCCTGAAGAAAAGTTTCCTAGACTCACTTCCGGGAGAGTTCGGTATGCTTTCTTCTGATGATATAGAACCGGCAGATGCGGAAAGCTCTAAGCAGTTTCAAGAAGAGTCGAGAGCCGATAGTCGTTTACGTGCGGCAGAGAAAACTGAAAGAGCAATCGAGCTAGAAGAAAAAAATAATCAGAGGGATCAAAAACGCGCCGCACAAGCTGCAGATGCTGATTTAGATGGCAAAACACAACCGGCTCCCGGTGAGTTTAGTCCTGAAGGGAAAGCCTTGATGATCGAGTTGGGGATGTGGAATGAGCAGTATGAAAATTATGACTCCGGTGATGACGCCCCTAAAGCGGATAAACCTGAAGCTCCTGAAGCTCCCGATAAACCGGAAACACCGGGGGATGGTAAACCCGGCTTCGGAACTACCACATCGATGCTCACTGCGGGTGTTGCAGGTACTGCAGCAATGCTTCTCGATCCGGCACAAGCTCTCGCTGACGAAGCAATTCAACAGTCAGGAGAGGCTGCGACACGAGGAATTATAGGTAAAACTTTAGCCCGTCGCATACCCTTTGCAGAAATAGCTATTCCGAGCGATCTTTCTGCTGATCCACAAGAAAACTTGGCAAAGGCATACAATGTGTCTCCAAGTGTTTTTTATCAAATGACCCCGGAGCAGATGGCTCCGTATCAACAGGCTTTGGACGATGCAATCGCTAAACAAAAGCAAGAAGCAATCGACCGGAGAAAGGGAAGAAACCGAGCTAGAGTCGGCAAAAACTTCCTAGAAGAACAACCCTAACGGAGGAAGAAATGCAAAACCTGAACATGGGCGAAGCGTACATTATGAACTCGGATAAGACATCCGTAGATGATCAAATGGGCGCAGACAAGCTGTATCGTGAAGGTCTCGAATTCGACACTCGCGCTCAGACTGATGTTCTGACCGAAGACATGCCGAAGAAGCAGACCAAAGCTACAGTTGAAGCATCCCTATTCAGCATGGCTGAAGAGCGGGACTACTAAGAAAGCGAAAGAATGGCTGACAATTTCCTAGAGCCGGAAGACGATCAGACTATCCCTATCGTCGCGCCGACGGAACAGATGCCCGGTCTCGCCGGGTACATTCGTGCGAAGTTTGAAGATGCAGAAAACGGACGATTTGTTTACGAGCAGCGATGGCTGCAAGCGTACAAAAACTTTCGTGGCATCTACGATTCGACGACACAATATCGCGATTCCGAACGGTCGAAGGTCTTTATCAAGATCACAAAGACCAAAGTGCTTGCGGCGTACGGGCAAATTGTTGACATTCTCTTCGCTAACAAAAAGTTTCCGCTCGTAGTTGAATCTACGCCGATGCCAGAAGGCATCGCGGAGTTTGCACATATGCGTACTCCGGCGGACGAAATCACTCAAGAGAAGAGCGATCCGTACGGTTTCCCCGGCGATGGTCGTGAACTCGCACCCGGAGCTATGTCTGCATCCGAGCCGCACGTCTTAGGATCGTACGGCAAAGAGTTTGGCGACATGCTCGTGCCCGGTAAAGCGAAGGTGGGCGAGCCACAGTTCGAACCTGCAAAAGAACAAGCTCGACGTATGGAGAAATGCATCCACGATCAGCTTCTCGATACGAATGCCGTCAACGTATTTCGTAAAGCAATCTTCGAGTCTGCTCTGCTCGGTACGGGCATCGTGAAGGGTCCGTTCAACTTCCACAAGCGCGTTCACAACTGGGAGCGTGGTGAGGATGGTGAGCGGGCGTACAACCCGTACGAAAAGACGGTGCCGCGTATCGAAGCCGTGTCGGCGTGGGACTTTCATCCTGACCCGTCCGCCACATCGATTGATGACTGTGAGTACGTCATCGAACGCCATCGTATGAACAGGCAACAACTTCGCTCGTTGATCATGCGGCCTCACTTCGACGCACAGGCCATTCAAGAGTGCCTCGCAAAGGGACCGAATTACGAGGACAAGTATTACGAAGACACGATCCGTGAAGACGAAACCGAACCGTACTATCAAGAAAATAGGTACGAAGTCCTAGAGTATTGGGGCGTCTTGGATGCCAAGTTTGCCGATGAGGCTGGCTTGGAAGAGGCCAAGAACATGTCAGAGTTCGATCAGATTCAGGTAAACATCTGGGTTTGTGGAACGATGATCTTGCGCTGCGTAGCGAATCCTTTTACCCCAGCACGTATTCCGTATCAGGCGTTTCCGTTCGAGATCAACCCCTATCAGATATGGGGTGTTGGCGTAGCAGAAAACATGGAAGACGCACAGATGCTGATGAACGGTCACGTTCGTATGGCTATCGACAATCTCGCTCTCGCTGGTAATCTCGTGTTCGACGTAGACGAGGCGTCGTTGGTGCCCGGACAGAACATGGATATCTTCCCCGGCAAGATTTTCCGTCGTCAGTCAGGCGTCACGGGCACGGCGATCAACGGTCTCAAGTTCCCAAACACGGCACCTGAAAACATACAGATGTATCAAATCTCGCGTCAGCTTGCAGACGAGGAGACGGGCATCCCGTCGATTATGCACGGCCAGACAGGCGTAACCGGCACCGGACGCACGGCAGCAGGGCTGTCGATGCTAATGGGCAGTC